TAAAATAAGCTAGATAATACATTTCACTTACATTGGCTATATACATTTGCTTTTGAAATTGCGCCGTGTAAATGCCTGGATACCTATTCACACCTTCTTGTGTTGACGGGCATTTGATCTCAAGAATTGTTTTACCGTCAAGAGAAATTCCATCGAAGCTAGCTGACAAGAACGGATGGGTATCATCTTCAGCGACTAGGGGGAAAACTTCTATACCTGTCTCTTTGATGAAGAATTCTCTAGCCTTTGGCTCTAAGTCTATCCCTCGTTGCATAGCATCTGTCATATCTTTTCGTACGTCAAAGATCTTTTGTGACCATAGCTCATCCCGCGTTGTCCACGGAGAGTCCCCCATAATAATGGGGGAATCTGAGGCTCCAATATGTCTTCTCCGAAATTCGTACCACTCAGGCGTTTTTTGTTGAATATCAATGATTTTCATTATTTACTCTTCAGTTGATCTAGTTTGTTAGAAATTCTTTTAATCCACTCTAGACAAAACGCGCGGGTCATTTTTTCTTTAGAATCACAATTTTGCTTTTTCAAATATGCACACATGTTTTCAGCCGCGTCTTTTCCAAGTTGTTTTATCAAAGAATTAAGTGTTTCATACTCTTCTTGTGAACACATTTCAATTTCGCAGGGATATGACTCTCCGTCGTCATCGTCTTTGTCCTCGCCTGTCGTTATACCCAACATCGATTTATATGCGTATCTGCATAGATACGTAATCGAAGATCCCATCGCCTGCAAAATATTAACCTTTTTCTCTTTTCCATATTTGTCTACAGAAGTTTCGCTCTTTGGCATCGGTATTTCCATGTCACCCTTAATCCATTGACCACTTGAGTGTCCTATAATGGTTACTAGATGCCGCTTTCCGTTAATAGTTGTGGGTATATGTGAAACGCACAACCCGTTTTTCGTTAAATGCTTTTGAGAAGCTTTTTTTAAGCTTGAGAAATTTGCATACTTAGAGTTGAAATAAGGATTGCTTGCACCTTCTTCCGCACAAGAAAACTCTCCTTGCGCAATTGCCAAAGCAGAAAATATTTTGTCGACCTCTTTTGAAGAAATTACCGCAATTTCTTCTCCCTCACCCTCTTGCGAGGGTGTGAAGGGTTCTATTTTGTTTAGTTCAGATTGCATCTTAAAAACCTTGATTTTGTGAATATTCTTGTATGTAACCTTTAATTAACTCTAACGCGTTTTTATAGAAATCTGGCAAATGTTTGTACATATTCAGCCTAATTTCTTTGCGTTGTTCTATAACAGGATGGTTAAACATGCGCAAGATCCTCCCCCAATTTGTCTTCAAGTTCTCTAAGTTTCTCAAAAGCGTAACGCTCAGTGTCGCCAAGCAAAGCGTAAAAATCAATCTTGCTTAAATCAAGCTCTTGCGCTAGTGTCTTTGCTGAAGGAAGCTCTTCAAAAAAAGCTTCCGCAAACATAGTCATAAAAGTTGTGAGAGAGTGAGACGTTGACGCAAGTTGAGACACTTTAGCAGCGTTTTCACTCATCTCTTTTTTTATGAACGCCATTCTAGCGTCGTATTGCTGATCAAGATCTTCGTAATAATTCATTTTTTTCCCCCTCCTCTTCATGCAAAAAATATCTGATTCCGTTCATGCAGTGTGAAGCGTATTCGATTTCCATCGATGCTTTATCGAGCACTTCAAAAGCAGCATCTGGCATTTTCCAAAAATCTTTAATGAATTCATCAATTTCAAGAGAAACTTGTGAAAGCTTAATAGACAGTTGTTTTACTCTTTCTCGCTTAGTCATTTAGTTTTACCCTCTTATTTTTCCATTTTCAGTAAGACACTTTATCTAAGCCGCTGCAACTTATCGCAGTTTAGCGATGAAGGAGACTTGCTTCGATGTCATCACTATAGCATATGCATCGACTTTTCGTCAACGAGTTTTCTCTTCATTGAAGAGTTTTCTTGTTGAAGTTTTTTGTGTGTTTATGTATAGTCGTTTTTTTGAGACGCGTGAAAAAATGTACAAAGGGAGAAATAAAATGAATTTAAAAGATTACTTACACATTCATCGTTTAGAAGTTAAAGAATTTAGTGAAAAAACTGGTGTGCGCGCAAATACGATTAGTAGTGTAACCACTGGCGGAGAAAGACGCGGCGTTAAAATTGGTTTAGCTTTAGCTCTAAAGATAGAAAAAGCGACGGACGGCGCTGTAAAAGCAAACGAGCAAGACTGGCCGAATTTGTCAGATTTTGCAAAAAGACAACTCACAAATAAAATTTTGAAGTAAAATAAGACTTCATGTAGCTTGAGCAAAAAAAAAGCTGAGCGACTAACTCAGCTTTTTTAAGTGCGACGAATACGCACACACAAACGATTGTCAAAGCGTATTCCCTCTAAGAATTAACTGCAATATCGAATATGAGAGGGTCGCTAATGTCTGATAATTTTCTACGCAAACTATTGAATGTCTACAAGAAAGAATGTTTTAAAGAATGTTTGACTTATAGTGCGGGGAAGTTGAATGATAGTCTAGAAAAACAAAAAGCCCCGATTTGCGGTCGGAGCTTTCTGAGTGCTCAAATAATGAAACGATTGGATGTCTTTCATTATATCCCGAGCACTCTCTTTTTTGCAACGCAAAATTTAAGAGAGGATTCTTATGTCTAGTTTCGGATTTATAAAATTACCTCGATCTCTACTTGAAAGCACCGCGTGGCGTGGTGCTAAGCTAAAATATCGAGCATTTTTTATCGAGCTCATGATGCGAGTCTGTTGGAAAAAACAAGAAATCTCATGGAATGGACACGTGATCGAGTTGGGCGTTGGTCAATACGCAAAATCGTATCGCGAAATCATCAAAGAGTTCAATCCCGAAGGTTTAAATGGCAGAGCAAAAAGTGACACTTTCTCTAAGAATGACATAGAGGGAAGTGTCAAGTTCTTTTTGAAACACGGTTTGGTCAGACAGGAGATCAGACACGATTTAATGATTCTAACAGTCTTATTACCAGATATTTTTGAGCAAGAAAAACCAGTTGATCAGACAGCTGATAAGACAGCGATCAGACAGCGATCAGACACAAATAAAGAAAGAGAAGAAGAACAAGAAAGAAAAGAAGCTTCGCTTCTAAAAGAAAGAGCGCCCGCTCCGGCTTCGCCTTCGCCGGCGCGCGGCGGCGTTTTTTTCTGTAGAAAGACAAAGCGATTCGTCGGCTTAGACGAACTCATGCCAGAGCTTCGCTCTCTACACACACACTTGCAGCGCATTCCTGAGCATATCGAGCGCGCGGCTCGGTGGCTTATGACAAATGAAAAAGGAAAAACCAGAATTGGCAACAAAGCGTTTATAAATCACTGGCTTAGAAACGCTTCCGATTCTGAGATAAGAACCGTTGAAAAAACTGTTTTTTCACAAATCCCTCACATTTCGGAACTTACGGATTTAATTGACTATCACGAAGAGACTAGAAAAAAACTGCAAGCGATGGTTTTGTAACATGCAAAATTCAAAAACTCATTCTTTGCCACTGCCATGCCGTTTTGACGACGAAGGCTTAACTTATCTTGACTCACGCTTAATAAACGCTACAGTGGCCACGGAAATGCGAATTTCGGCCATTGGTGGCTTTGTTCACTTCCCGTTTTTGCAGGATGGTGAGATTTTCGCCTGGAAATGTCGATCGATCACTGACAAGAAATTTCAGTTCGTGGCTTACGTAGACGAAGAAAAGAAGAATGGCACTAAAGACGGATCTAAGCTGCCATTCTTCAACATGATACATCCTCAGGATAAACAATATTTGATTATCACTGAAGGGGAATTTGATTGCCTGGTTCTTAAGCAATTAGGTGCAAAAAACGTTGTTTCTTTGCCATCAGGAGCTTCTTGCGTTGATCGAGTCTTTAAGCAATATTTCAAGTTTCTACAGCAGTTTGAGCTTATTTTTATCGCTTTCGATAGCGATAAAGCTGGTGACGATGCGGCTTCGAAGGCTTTGCAATATATCCCTTTTGAAAAATATCGTCGTTTAAAATTTCCTCTTGACGAAGATGGAATTCCCTACAAAGACGCAAACGATTGGTTATTAGCATGTCCGCTCATAGACAAGCAAGATTTAGATTATTGCATGTTGCAAGCTAAAAAGATCGAAAGTCCATCGATTACACATCTTTCGGAGCTTGATGATAGTGCGTTTGATGCCATCGACGTTGGCTTGTCGACAGGATTTAAGTCTTTAGATCATGTTTTGGGTGGGTTGAGAAAAGAAGAACTTACACTCATCACGTCAGAAACTGGATCAGGTAAAACAACTTTTGCAATGAATCTTGTAGTTAACTTAGTTAATCAAGGCGCTTCTGTGTGGATTAACTCTTTTGAAATGAAAGATAGATCTATTCGTAGAAAAATCGCGGGTATAGTCTTAAAAAAAGAAATTGACACGCAGAAAATCAACGATTACGATGTAAAAAAATTTAAAGAATGGGAACAAAAACACAAAATTTATATAAACTCTCACGATAATTATATGTATATAGATAAACTAAAGAAAGAAGTGGAATTTGCGTGTCTAGGTTACAAAGTAGATTACATCGTATTCGATCACTTAGACTTTCTTTATGACGTGCAAGATAAAAACGCTTTTGCAGCCGTGTCTAAAGTAATGCAAGAGCTTCATATTCTATGCTCTAGATATAAAATAGGAATTATTTTAATCGCTCATCCGAAACAGATTCAAGGTGTTGTTAGAGAGATAACGTTCAATGACTTAAAGGGCGGTAGTTGCATAAGGCAGATGTCTGAGAATATCATTATTTTGACGAGAAAAGACTTGATAAATTCTGAGGAGTCGGGAAAGACAACGGTTTCCGTCGTGAAAAATCGTGAGCTTGGAAAAATTGGACGTTTTGACTTGAAGTATAACTATAAGTCGTGCATTTATTCAGATTGCGAGACAAAGATTGAATTCATGCCTTATATGCCTTACAAAGATGATTGAAAAAGAGGTAAAGATGGAAATTGTAGCTGTTAGACCCGTCAATAAGGGATTTGTCAAGTGTAGCGTAGACGTGTCCATCCCAACGCGCGTTGGCGAGAAAGAAGTTCCTTTTATTATCAGACGTATTTCGGTCTTTGAAAAAGAAGGCCAAAGCTGGATCAGTCTTCCGTCTGAAAAGTATGAAAAAGATGGTAAAAAACAATTTTACGCTTACGCTCTTTTTAAAGATCCGGCTCATCAAAAAGATTTTCAAAACGAGCTTTTGACTATTTTAAATAAAAGCAACGCAGGTTCTCAGAAAGCGCCGGCGAAAAGACAGATAGAGTATGAACAGGATGATTTACCTTTTTAAAGGAAATTTTTATGAATTTTGAACTGGAAGATTATAATTCTGAAGAAGTTAACGAATTATGCAGGGAGATTTCAGAAGTTTTAGAGGGAGAGAAGGCGTTTATTGTGATAGCTGCGCTGCATAAAATCACAAAAAAGATTCTTGAGTCTGAGATACACTGTACGTAGAAAAACCCCCCGCGCCAAAGCGCAGGGGTAAACAAAGAGTCACAATATACAAGTGCTCACTTAAGCACGGATCGTACCATTCATGCTAAAAATGTTGATCCGTCAAAAATATAGTAAATTTTGTATTTACGAAAAAGAAGTTTGTAAAAGATATCTTTACTTATTAACGCTCAAAGTGTTAGCATGAATCTTATAGCAAGAGCCCGTTTACCTATACGCACATACAGCGAAACAAATAAATTTAGCGCGGGATGGGTGCAAAGAGAAAGGCATCGCAAGCAAAAGATGCTTGTGCATCAAGCGCTTAGAGTGCCAGCTCTTGATCGAAAGCCGCTTTTAGTAGTGCTTACACGTATCTCGCCTCGCAAACTAGACGCGCATGATGGACTTCCCTACTCGCTAAAATGGATTGCCGATGCTGTAGCTGAAAAGCTCGTGCCGGGGAAAAAAGTTGGGCAAGCTGATGCATCAAAAGATATTGAGTGGCAGTATGCGCAGGTCCGAGGAGGGGTGCGAGAGTATGCAGTTGACATAAGAATATTTGAAAAAGAGGTGGAAGATGGCAGTTAAAGCTTGCATATTCATACAGATATTTTTAATTTCACTTATTATTATGACAGCTTTCTTGTCGATGTCTAGTTGTACGTATACAGTCAACTGTGTGCACACACAGGGATCGGCGTCTGACGTGATCGACGAAGAACAAGACGCCTCGCCTGAAGTGTCGCCAACTTTAAATTTTAAAGGAATTTAAGATGCCGCTTTTGAAAGGTAAAAAAAATATTGGTAAGAATATCGAGGTTGAGCAAGCTGCGGGTAAGCCGCATAAGCAAGCTGTTGCCATCGCGTTGAACGTCGCGCGAAAAAGCGGAGCTAAGATCAAGAAGAAAAAAGGATAGTTGTAGACAAGATGAAAAAGAAAGAGAAAAAGATGTTGATAAAACACATTAAGAAAGATGACGAAGAGTTCAGAAGTCAGATAAAAGATGATATGAAACTGAAAAAACAAATACTTTCAAAAAAAAATGGGAAAAAGTGAAATGGACAAGCTTATTAAGAAAGACAAAAAGAAAATTGATAACATGATGGATACGCTTGTTAAAAAAGACAAGCCGCGAGATGCGGCGCTCAAGAAGATGAAGAATGGAAAGTGTTAAAAAAGTTTCTGGACTTTTTAGAGAAATTTTGAGATACTGAAAGAATACAGCAGGTTAAAACTGTTTTTTTTGTCAGGAGCGTTTGCCGACTCTCCTGACAATTCTTTTTATAGACAAGATTAAACACGCCTTGTCTTTGTTAAAGATTTTTAAGCCAATATCTAAAATCTTCTAACGTTATTGAATTGCTTTCTAAGACTTCTTTGATTTCGTTTGAAAAATAAGAATTTTCGTGTGTCGTCGCGTGGCTCGCGAATTTTTTCAAGCAAATGTGATCTTCTACTAGTGTGTTTATTTTAATGTGTTTTTTTAAATTTTCTTTAGCTATAAGATTTTTTCTTTTGCATTCGTCTAAAGTCGGCTGAAATATTTTTTTTTCATCGACAGTTAGTTTTTCAAAATATTTCATAACTGTTTTGTTGTCGAAAATTGAATGAACTCCTAGGTGTTTTTGGAAATCAAGATACAAATCTTTTAAGCTTATTTCGCCAGATTCTAAAATTTTATCTATGTGACTAAACATGTTAAAATGAAAAAGTGTAAAAGTGTTAAAAACAATGTATTTCTCTCTAAGAAGCGGTTTGCTTTTCATACTTTTGTACATTTCTAGCAATGCTAGTTTTTCCCAATGTACTTCTGTCCAATCTAGTCCCCAAAAATTATCGTCTATGATGTCACACGCATAAACAAATTTTTCTTTATAACTTGAAAAAATAATTGCTAACATATTCACCTTTTTGTTTTTCACTCACTCACTATCATTTAGACTATCTCAGCTGCTACGATCATCAAGCTATTTGCTATCTGAGAGACTCGCTTCGATGTCATCACTATAGCACGACTGCTTTTTTTTTCAAAGAGAAAACTCTTCGTCGAAGAGAAAACTCGTCGCTTGATAAGATAGAGATATCAAAGCAAATGTCTGATCAGAGATATGTGCATAATTAAAATTTACTTTACAGCGTAAAACATCTTAGATATATCAAATAAAAAGTATTGAGAGGTGTTTATGGGAGCCCCTAAAGGGCACGCGCCTTACCCCGGCTCTGAAAGGGGTGGTAAATTCGGCTATCTTGGAAAACCCGAAGGGGCTTTTACAGACGAAGAGCTTCACGAGCTCGGGAAGGGGCTTGTAGAATGGATCGCAGAAGAAGGAAATATATATTGTAAATTTTACTTTGCAAAAAAAGTCATCTTGTGGACTACAGTGTGCGCGATTGGACGACGCAAGCCGTGGTTTCAAGAGTATCTCGACGCTGCTAAACAGATTCAAGAATGCAAACTATGCTCAGAGCCATACTCTAAAGAACTTAACAAAGATGGGGCGCACGCACGCTTTATCTTAGCGCGTCATCATCGAGCTGAGTACGCTGATCCTGCTGCTGTAGTAGACAGCTCATCAGACGCGATCAAAGAAGTATCTGAGCGTATCGCTGCATCAAATAGAAGCGTAGTCGAAGAGCCGCTAGAATGAGCGTAAATAGCTCTTCATCAGTCGCTTACCCAGGTGAGGCGCTTCTCTCAGACAAGCTGTGGCGTCTCGAAAATCTATATAAAATAGTTGATAAGTCGGGACGTCAAGTCTCACTCAAGCTGAATGGGCCACAACTCACACTCTATCGTGCGATGTGGCATCAAATGTTAATTTTAAAAGCTCGACAACTCGGATGCACGACCTACTTTGCGATCAGCTTTCTTGACGACTGTTTTTGGCAAAAAAATGTTGGTGCTGGCATCATCGCTGACAAGCGCGAGTCGGCTGAAGAGATCTTCAAGAAAAAAGTGAAGTTTGCTTATGACTCGATGCCGCCGTGGACGCGCGCTTTCAATAGAGCTACGAACGATCGAGTAGGCGAGCTAGCTTTCGAAAATGGCTCAAGCTTCAGAGTGTCAACGGGCTTCCGATCGGGCACGAATCAAAGACTACTCATCAGCGAGTTTGGAAAGATCTGCGCTAAGTCGCCCGATGTAGCTCGTGAGATCGTCACAGGCTCTCTCAACACTGTCTCAAGCGATCAAATCGTGGTGATCGAGTCAACAGCAGAGGGGCGGGAGGGATACTTCTACGACTTCGCGAAAGAAGCGGAGAAGCTAGCTCTAGAGAAACGCAAACTCTCGCGTATGCAAATGCGCTTTTTCTTTTTCCCATGGTACATCGATCCCTCTTATAAAGAAGGAGATACGTCAATCGTGATCAGCAAAGAAACGAATGAATACATAGACAGGATTGAGGGAGAAGTCGGGCGCAAGATCGACGAAGAGCAAAGGAGATGGTACTCGCTCAAGCAAAAGATTCTGCAAGACAGCATGAAACAGGAGTTTCCGTCTAACCCCATGGAAGCTTTTGAGAGCGCGAACGAGGGACTATACTACGGGCAGCAAATGGCAAAAGTGCGTGCAGAAGGACGTATCTGCAAAGTACACTACAATGAATATTCTCTTGTGCATACGGCATGGGACATCGGACTCGATGATTTTACGTCGATCTGGTGCTTTCAAATTAGCCAATCGGGACAGATTCAAATAATTAATTTCTACGAAAACAACGAGGAGCATCCACGTCATTACGCTCAGTGGCTAGATAGTCAAGGCTATACATTTGGTTGTCATCTGTTTCCTCATGATGCTCGAAACAGGGATAAAACTAGCACTCTCTCATATGAGAACGTAATCTCGCCGCTGTTGCGAGGCACTGTCATTGTGCTTAATCAAAGCGAGTGCGGAAAACTTGCAGGCATTCAAACAGTGCGCGCGATCCTTGGGCGGTGTGTTTTCGATGAAGAGAAGTGTATCGCCGGCGTAAAGCGCTTAGAAGCTTATCGTAAGCAGTGGAACGCAACGCTCGGCTGTTTTCGAGATGACGCAGTACACGATGACGCTTGCCATGCGGCAGACGCTTTTCGATATCTGGCTGTGGGCTTATCTAAAATCGGTGAAAATCACAGTTCAATCGAAGGTGATCTTAAAGCTCTAAGAGCTTACTGGGGCGGATGATTCGCTGAGTGACGGCTTAGATGGGGTTTGTTTTTTTACATCACACTTACAGACTTGTGCTAATCCCAAAAATATAATTCTATCCTTACATTTATCGCAATTCATATTTTCACTTAACTTTCTTGTTTAAAATTATAGTCTTCAGCAGCTTGAAAAAAAAAGCTAGAGACTATGAAAAACTCAGATCCGATTTTTTGGCCGGACGATCAATACAATCTTTCTTTGAAGCAGTCTAGAGACGAAAACTTTTCAGACTGCATAAACATTTTGCAAACAATGTGGTATCAAGCCGATCTCGACCAGCGTTTTGCGCTTGGCGATCAAGACATTTGGGGTTCAATCTTTCCAGGCGCAAACAACTTTCGTCGTAAGATGTTCAATTTTAACTTGATCAATGCGCAATTGCAAATGATTTCAGGTTATCAAAGACGTAATCGAAAGTCTACTATCGTTATTCCGCTCAAGAACTCACAGCAAAAAACCGCTGATCAGCTCACTAAATGCCTCTATCACGTCTACAACAAATCAGGCACTTATCAAGTTTTCTCTGACGCTTTCGAACAAGGAGCGCTTACACAAGGGCTTGGCTTTATCTCTCACTATATCAGTTACTTAGATGATCCGGTGTCGGGGGATATTTGTCATCGATATGTCGATATGAAGAGCTGCTTATTTGATCCGTACTTCAGGCGTCACGACATGAGTGATGCGAGATACTTTTGGACTCGACAGTTTTTCGACAAGCTAGAAGCGGCTCAGCTTTATTACGAGTGGCACGATGAGATTATGGGGCTGCCGGCGGGAACTTATCGCGATGATAAGTTTTACTATATGCCAGAAGTTTATCAAATACAATTTCCAAACGTAATAGCATTTGATGAATATTGGTATCTCTCTACGCGAGAAGCAACGTATTTAGTCGACATAGAGACGGAAGAGACGCAAGAATACACGGGCGATAAAAAAGATCTAGATAAGATAATGCGGATGTTTAAAGGAAAGCTTACAACGATTAAGAAGCATCGACAGACAGTGCGTAGAACTGTCATTGTAAACGATAAAGTGCTTGTAGACGAGCCAAACCCTTACGGCTTAGACAGATACCCTTATGTGCCTGTAATTGCGTACTTTACACCAGATTCTCCATACTATGCGTACAAATTCAAGAGCGCCGTGAGGGACTTAAGAGATCCGCAATATCTTTTCAATAGGCTTAAAGTTAGCGATCTAGATACAATAGAATCACAGCAGCAAGGGATTAAAGCAAAAAAAGGCGCTTTAGTTACTCCAGACGACGCAATGAATTCGGGTAACGGACGCTTTCTTTGCATAGATCCAAAATTTCAGATGGACGATGTGCAACAAATGGATATTCATCCGCCATCCCCGGTTCGCCTAGAAATGGAAAACATGCTCGAACAAGTCATGAACAGAATTAGCGGTGTCAATGAAACACTGCTAGGTACAGACATAAACGATAAAGCTGGAATCATTTCGATGCTGCGTAGTAGCGCGGGCATTACTACACTCACACGCCTTTTCGATCAATTCGACGAAGCGCAAAAGCTAAGTGGCGAAATGGATGTAGAGATGATTCAAAAGAACTACACGTGGGGCAAGATCAAACAAATCATTGGAGAAGATCCAACCGAAGAATTTGACAGTAAATTATTTCTCAAATACGGTTGCAAAGTAGTGCAAGGAGCTTTAACAGAGACTCAACAACAACTGCAACTTCAGCAGCTTCTTTATTTTAGAGAAACTACGCAAATACCAATACCCGCAAAAGTCATTATCGAAGCCTCAACGCTTCAAAACAAAGGAGATCTTATTGCGGCCATCGAAGAAGAAGAGAAAAAACAAGCTCAAAAGCAAGAGCAAATGGCAAAATTACAAATGCAACAAATTCAAGTCGACAACGCAACAAAAATCGGCTACATGCATTCACAAGAAGCTCTTGCAGCTGAAAGAACAGCAAAAATACAAACTGATGTTGCCGTGGCTCAAGATAAGCTTAAACGCTCTCAACAGGAAGATACAAATAGCCTGCTCAATCTTATCAAAGGCATTAAAGAATTGGAGGGGATGGACATTGAACATCTTCAGTCTAAGATAAATATTATGCAGCAATTGAATCAAGAAAATAAGGATCAACAAACAAAAATTAATCAGGAAAACCAGGAGATTTCATATGCATAAGGGTAAACTTGGGGGAAAAGGAGAACATATTGGAAATATGTCTCCGACTGTTGAAGATATGCAACGGCCAGAATCGGTATATAATCAGAAATTTTTAAATCAAACGACTGAATACATTCCTCGTCACAACAAACTTGAAAGCCAAGCGTCTTCTAAAGTCAAAAATCAAGGGTACAAAGGTAGATACTCATGAAAAACGTACCTATCCAGAAGGGCCCAATCAAAGACAATGAGCCGACTATGAAAAATAGCACATATGCTCAACGAGCTTCTTCTGACGCAAAAAATGATGGGCTTAGGAAGAGCATGAAGGACATGACTTTGATGACACCTAAGTATAAAAAACGTTAGACTCGACAACCCGCTTCACGGGTTTAAGAGGTTTATCTTTGAAATTGGGGTTGGGACGCCAATTCCCAATTTCGTCTTTGCAGAATCCGAAATGCCAGTAGTCTTCATTCAAAAAAGCCTTTAATTGTCGAATTTCTTCAGCTTCATAAAGTCCTGGATTATTTATTCGATTATGAATAAAGGATTTATGAGGTAAACACCAGCAGAACTCTGTTTTGTCTAGCTCAGGTGTAACTTTGAAAACTACAGTGTCAGACTCAGGGAAAGGTCTAAATCGCGTAGTGATAATCTCTCTCTTGATAGCTCTTTTCATGAGCAAATCTTTCTTTTCGTAGACAGTAATGTAAAACTGTTTTCCGTTGTACGGATTTGAATCGATACACTTATTCAAATCCTCAATCAAAGATGTCATCAACTCTCTTGAAAGATCTCCGACTTCTATCGTTTCACCGGGTGAACAATTTTTAGACGCTTCCCTGTAAATCGCACCAACTGTTTTTCTTGAAGGATCAAGAAAGCTTTTGTTCTCCATAATTCAGCCTTTGTGGTAATCGGATAAAATTTATTTTTCTTGTCCAATAATTTTTCTTGTCTTCAAGAGAGCAAAACGCGCTGCAATTCAAGGCTCTTTTACTTCTAGTCTCAGGAATGGGTTTGTGACAATTTCGACATGTTTTATGTTTTTTGTCTGGCGATGCAGACAATTTTTTTTTGTACTCGCAAGAGTAGCAAATATTTTGCTTGAAGAAGTCTTCTTGTGGCTTTTCTTTTCTGCACTGCTCACAAATCATTATGTCTCCGGATATGTTTCAATCCGGAATATTTTAAAGACGTACAAAAAAAACAATGTTTTTTAATCAACCTCTTATTTAGGTTCAAAATTTAGGTTTACACGTCCTTCAAAACGTGGTTCGGAGTAAACGGGTCTTCTCCAACCCAAAGGAAATGACATGGACGATGAACAAATTAGCGAAAATGTGCAGGTCGCGCCTGACGAGTTATCGGTCCAGGAAGGGATTGAAACGAAAGTTGAAAATTCACAAGAAAAAAATTGGCGTGAACTCAACCGGGCAAAAAAGGAATTAGAAAAGAAAGCAAAGATGCAAGAGGAGTGGATTGAAAAGCTGATGAGGAATCAAAACCCCCATCAAGCCTCTCAAGTCCAAGAGGTAGATGAATTAGACTCTATCGCTGACGACGATCACTTGGTGAAGTCACAAAGCCGAAAGCTTGTGAAAAAGGAAGTGGCTCCGCTCCAAAAGCGTATCGATGAGCTTGAAATGCAGCTTCAGCGGCAATCCGAGTTTAATCGACTGAATAGCTTAAAAAGTAAATTTTCCGATTTTGACGAAGTCGTTAATCCTGAAACATTAGCAATTTTAGAGGAACAAGAACCAGAACTAGCTCAAACAATCTGCGAATTGAAAGATCCCTACAAGATTGGGGTGCAGTCTTACAAATACATCAAAGCACTCAATATTTCTGAGAAAATTCCCTCTTCAAGACGGTCTAGAGAAGTTGAAAGGAAAATAGAAAGTAATAAAAAGACTGTTCAAAGCCCTCAAGCTTTTGACAAAAGACCTATGGCTCAAGCCTTTAAAATGTCTGAAGAAGAAAAATCTAAGTTGTATGAGGAGATGATGGGATACGCATCTAGAGCTGGTTTCGCTTATTGAAGGATAAAATATGGACGTTAATATCGGGACGATGCCGCCGCAGATTCAACAACGTTACAACGATAAGTTATTGTCAACTCCTGAGAAGAACTTGATTTATAATTTATTTGCTGTACCTGTTGAACTTCCAGACAATCAAGGATTTATTGATAGACAAAGCCGTTATGACAGGCTTGATCTGTTTCCTGTGCCTCTTGATGATGCACAAAACAACTCCCCTCCTCAGCAACTTAATCGCGTGGATATAGATTGCCGAGTTAGAGTTTACATGACCTATGTGCTTCTAACTAGGCAGGTTACGATCACTAATGAAGATCCAATCTTGAATTCTGCCGCCTGCCGTTTGGGACAGGCTGGCCGTGAAACGCAGGACGTCCTCCAGAGAGACAACCTCGAATCGAGTGCTTCCATAGTAAATATGATCCACGGAAGTAATGGCGATTTACCGACGGAAATGACCCCCGAGGATATTTCCGATATTGTCACCGTGCTTCAAAACAACTCAGGGGAATACATCACTAGCATGATCCCTGGTCAGTTGAAGATCGGAACATCACCAATTGGTGATTCGTACGGAGTTCTTTGCCCAACTCAGATGATTCCAACTTTCAATGCGATGACTGGATTTACAAGAAAATTCCAGTATCCAAATGTGTCTGAAACACTTAGCACGGAATGGGGGGGCATTAATAACTGTCGATTCTTTGTTTCCGATCAGGGTTCTATCACTCCCAACGCATCTCTTGCTGGGAATGACATTGCCAATAACTTTTTTTGCGCTAAAGAAGCGTACAAAGTCGTTTGGCAAGCGGGCGGGAAAATGAAATTCGTCTATCTCCCTCCTGGATACTTAAACGATCCAGGTATGTTGCGACATAGCGCAGCGGTTGTGTTCTATCAAGGGCAGTGTATCACAAATGACCAATGGACTCTAAACGGTCGCGCAACCATGTCACTAGCATAGGAGGGGTATCATGCAACCGTATCAAATGATTGGCGGGGGAACCTTTGAAGTATCAATGGCTAGCGCAAGCGTTGCCAATCCTGTCACAGTAGAACTTCAAAGTCAAAATCCGCCCGATTTTATCATCGCAAAAGCTATTACCGCTTGGGGAAAAGCTAACGACGCTAACTCTATCGAGTGGTGGTGGGAAAGGTCTATGGCTCAATACACAGCCAAAGGCTTACAGCAATCTTCGGATGCTACAAATCCGGCGATTACTTCCAAAGCTTTAACAACTTTAGGAATTAGTCACTACGACACAGCAAGTCCGCCCACTTTTGCGTCGTTGGCAAGCACTACTATCACAGGTATTGCCGGAACTTTTGTTGTAATGATGGCAAATACTGGAACGATTTCCGTAGGCGATTTTGTCCGGCTTTACAGCACTACAGGCGAGCTCCAGATTGCGGGTTACACTTTTCAAGTGACCGCTGTTACAGTAAACACAAGCATCACGCTTGGTTATATGGCTACTAGCGGAATCACTTTTGCGGCTAATGCAACAGCTGGTTTTGTAGTAAAATACATTCCAAGTCTGTTTTATCCGCATTGGGCATATATCGCAAATATTACCCAAGCCGCTCAAGCTAAAGTGTATTTTACAACTAAAAACGATTTTACACCTGGCGAAATTGTTTCTTTCCGTGTGTCTTCTGCTTTTGGCATGGATGAAATCAATTACAAAACCGCACGTGTACTTTCTGTGGTAAATGATGCACCTACCGACGCTACGCCCGAATCTTCGATCACTATAGATCTAGACACCTCCGGATTTACGGCGTTTACATTCCCCACTAGCGCGGTTGCGGCTGCTGGTGTAAGTCCTGCTGTATGCGTGCCATCCAGTTCTGGAGTGGTGCCATATAATGGCAGTGCAACCATTCCACAACAACCCCCAGGAACCAATCTTCAAGATGCTTTCGATAATCGAAATGTACGCTTGATTTCGTTTGGTGCAGGCCTGTTCCAAGTTAGCGGCTTTGCTGCTACAGACGGGGATATCTGGATGTGGCAAGCCTATAAGTACGATGATTATAAGGCGTATACCTAGGCCATGTAAAACCGCTTTACATTAACAATACCCCCTCTACGGAGGGGGATTATGAGGGCATATGGAAATTACGGAATTATCAAGAAAGTCAAAGAAGTTTCTCACTAAAGAAAAGTACGAGGACTTGGTTAAAAAGCTAAGAAAAGAGCACGAAAAACCCGTCAAAGGCATGTTTGAGTTTTTAGATGCGCAAGGCGGATGGATGGATTTTTGTTATCGATTCTTTAAAGACGATCCAATCTATTCAATTCGCTTGCAGCATGGAGAAATATGTGAATTGCCTATGGGCATCGTTAAACATCTGAACAACACTAAAAAGAAAATTCGCAAACCTACAATGCAGGCAATGCCTGGTAAAAGACAGGCGTTAGGTGAATATGATGTTATTTCCAGAATTCGATTTACTCCTGTTGAATATCTTGGAGAGATAAAGATTCCGTCATGACAACCAATAGGTTTTTTCCTCGTTTTCGATACATCACGGATATATCAAACGAACAGCATGCGACAGTAACTTTTTCAGATACGCATGATTTTGTTTTACACGAAATCGTTTCTTTCAGAGTGTCAAAGCCGTACGGTATGGTTGAGATCAACAATAGACAAGGTAAAGTCTTGTCTGTAGGTGATTTCAACATTGTCGTAGATATTGACACTCTATTTTTTACTCCTTTTATCTACCCGGTTTCTGGAGAGACGAGCCCTCCTGTGTGTGTGCCTGTAGGTTCTGGCATTAATATTTCAAATCCGTTTTTTGTCTTTAACATCCTTTCCGATGCTTTTGACAACGTGAGGGTATAATGAGTGTAGGTACCCTTCAAGATATCATCGTAAAAGCTCGAAAGCTTTCGGGATCTTCTACAGATTATCAGCTCACAGATGCGCAAATCATCGACTACATTAACAGCTTTTATCTTTACGACTTTCCTGCACAGTTTCGCTCTCTTAAGCTTCAGGATCAGTTTGTATTCACAACGCAAAGAGGGATAGACACTTATCCTTTTGACTGGGAACATTATACTACCGTTCAGGGACCTGTTTACTGCGCCAATCGTGCCATCGCCCTTTACTATAACTTATCAGGATTTTTTGCAAATTGGTACAGCTGGCAGTACATGAAAGATTTCGCTACTGGAACAGGGGATGCCTCCACCACTTATATCGGAGTTACCACCTCTAATCCTATTATCCGAAGTTATAATAACAACCCCGCCGTACAATCGCCTTTATTCTCTACAAATTCCTCGGTCACCCATCAACCTATTTATCCTCAAGCCAATCTTGGCAGGGTAATGAATATTTTGATCACTGCCAATACGTCTTATGGAACTAGCCTAGCTGTTACGGATGACGGAGCGGGTAACTTGATAGGAGACATTGATCCCCTTGGTGTTAACACTATCAGTTACGAAACGGGTGCTATTAGTGTGAAATTTGGAGATGGGACAAATCCCGTAGCTGTACCCGCCGGAAACAACATACAAGTGCAATATAGACCAGCTATTTTGCAGATTCCCCAATCTATTTGCTTTTTTCAGCAACAATTCTTTTTAGCCCCTGTTCCTGATAAAGGTTACACCATCGAACTCACCGCGTATCGACAACCCTCTCAAGCAATTCTAGGCACGGAAGATCCCAATAATATCAACTATTCCGGCACTCCAGAACTTTTGGAATGGTGGGAATGTCTAGCGGTTGGTGCAGCTAAGAAAATCTATGAGGATCGTTGGGATTTAGATGGCATAGCCATGATGGATAAGATGTTAGATGAAAGATATCAGGTTGGCTATACGCGCACATATGCAGAACTGGGCAAGCAACGCATTCCCACTATCTTTTCTAATCAACTTAGTAATTATACAGGCAGCAATTACGGAATATTCGGACCTCAAAGTATTAATTAGGAGATTTTTGTAATGGAAAAGAAGCGTCACAAGAAAAAAGAAAAACATAAGAAAAATGACGTGAAGAAAGAGACTCCAATGCAAGAAATGGCCGAAGCACGCATAGAAAAGAAGTCTAATAAGAAAAAGTAACAGAGAGTCGGTATGACCTACACAGTCGGAATCCCTTTTGATGGGCAAAGTCTCAGCAATTCGAAGCCGCAAATTCGATCCAATTTTACGGTCATTAATACCGCATTTTCTGTAAATCATTTAGCTTTAGGTGCTGTAGATCAAGGCAAACACAAGTTTTTGCAAATGCCGCAGCAGGGAAGCGCTCCATCTACTGCGTTAAATGAGGGGGGGTTGTATGCCAAGGATGTCTCTGGCATTACAAGTTTGTTTTGGAGACAAGAAAATAATGGCGCTGAAGTACGTTTAACAGGTGTAACGCCTGTAGCATTAGAAAATGGATATTCAACTCTCCCTGGTGGATTGATTATTCAATGGGGATCAATTTCAACTGTAAATTTTAACACTCCTGTGCTTTTTGCAACATCAAACATAAACTTTCCAAATAATTGTTTCCAGGTATTTGCCCAAACACACAACACAACTGTTTCAAGTTCAATAATTTGGAGTGTTATTAATATATCTACAACAGGATTCAATTTGGGTACATTTTCACCATTTGGTATTCCATTTTCTTGGTTTGCTATAGGCAATTAAATGCAACCTCTCCAACCATTTAGCATTGCTGGGCCAGACGCAGGATTACAATCCGATCGAAAACCTTATCTAATCCCAGATAAAGCCTTTCCTGTATTAGAAAACGCGTATTGCTGGAGAAGTCGCGTAAAGAAAAGAGAATGCATTAAGAAGGTAGGCGCAACAGGCAGATTAAGACGTGTTCTAGTAGCTGCTGCTGGAAACACCACTTATATTGCAGGAAGTTACGTCAACGGCATCAATCTTTTTACACAATTAGGACTTCTAGCAACAGAGCCAAACGCTAGCGTTGAATTGGGGTCGCTCACTACGATCACGGTGACCATAGGAGCGCAAACCCTAACAAATGCCAATAGCACAGGAGTTATGACGGTAACAGCTGGAAATATCACAGCGGCTTACATCAACTATAGTACAGGTATTCTTATTTTTTCTGCTTCTGCGCCTTCAGGAGGTTTACTTGCCGTTACGGTTAGCATGGCTTATTATCCTAACCTTCCTGTTATGGGAATCAAATCCAGGGAACTTTCTAATATTAACAATGAGCAATCATTATTCTTTGATACTAAGTATGTTTATAATTTTTCAGCCAATAATTTCAATTCCATAGATCCCTATACATGGGACGGTGGAGACGATGACTTTTTTTGGTCGACGAATTATCAAGGCGCAGATTCTAGTATAAGAACGTTTTTTGTCACAAATTTCGTAGATAGCGCCGGTTCACCTATGCGATATACGCAAGACGGCACCACTTTTACAGACTTTGCACCTCAGTTAGATGCAGCTGGAACACTTCTTCTTGAAGCTCGCTGTTTAATCCCCTATTACGGCAGACTGTTAGCTTTTAACACAATTGAGGGCTTAGCTTACGGTGCCGCAGCTCCCAATTTCTTCAATCGTGTGCGATTTTCACAACAAGGAAACCCTTTACAAGCGGATGCATGGCGAAGTGACATTTTTGGAAAAGGGGGTTTTGCAGATGCACCTACCTCAGAACAAATAGTTTCAGTCGTATTTTTTAAAAACACCTTGATTGTATTTTTCGAAAGATCCACTTGGCAATTGCGCTATGTGGGAGAATATGGGTCTCCTTTTTTATTTGAACGTATCAGCTCTGATTTTGGGTCAGAAAGTACATTTTCACCCACTCTATTTGATTCGGGAGTGTTGGCGGTTGGAGATAGAGCGATTATACAATCTAACGCGGTGACCGTGTCTCGCATAGACGAAGCGGTACCGGATTTAGTTTTTGAGATCAAAAACACACAAGATGGACCTCAGCGCGTTCAAGGAATCCGAGATTTTCAAAAAGAACTTGTCTATTGGTGTTTCAACGATTCGGATATTTCGACTACTGATCAATATTTTCCCAATAAAGTCATCGTATACAACTACAGAAACAACACTTACGCGCTTTTTAGAGATAATGTTACAGTCTTTGGCACTCTTCAGCCCACTGAAGGTATTACATGGGACTCTACAGATATTACATGGGACGATGCCGATATTACGTGGGATACTGTATCAAATTATGCACTTTTTCCAAGAATTGTGATAGGCAACCAGGCGGGATTTATCCACTACTATGGATATAACACTCCTGACGATCCTTATATCTCGATAAAATCCATAGATTTGACCACTACCCCCATTCAACTTGTAGTGCCCAATCACAATCTAGACAATGACGAAAGTATTTACATAACAGGGTTAACGTTTTTAAATGCAGGTTCTCCAATATCGACTGATTTAAACAATCAAATTTATTTAGCTAAATACATAGATAATAACACTTTAGGGCTTTACAAGTGGGACTTTACACAACAAATCTATGTGAACAATTTTTCTTTTACACCTTCTTCTTCTGCTTCTTATGTAGGAGGTGGGCTTATCACACTCTTGCCAAAGTTAAACGTACAGACAAAAGATTTTAATCCTTACACTCCTGCTGGAAAGCAAATAAAGATGTCTTACATCGATTTTCTGATGGACACGACTAATAGCTCGTCAATGAGTGTCAACTTATACACGAACACTTTTTTAGCCTTGGCCGGAAATGTAAAAATTGGAAATTCGTCACTAGAGACCTATTTAACAGCTCCGTATTACGGAAATGACGCTATAAACAGTTCAGATATCGCGTGGCACCGATTCTTTTGCACGATTGTGGGTCAATTTATCCGCATTCAAATGACCTATGATGATAACCTCATGAACACCTTAGCAACTCACCAACAGACTTGGGTATTGAATGCGATCAATTTTTACGCCAGACAAGGAGGGAAACTCATTTTCTAATGTTTGGATCTAATCTATCCCTCATATCTAATCAGCTACCCATTTCTTTAGACTTTCCAGATAAACAGGACGAGTTTAATGAGATCATACAGCTTTATTTAAAGCGTATGGCGAGCATCTTAAACACCAAAGAGGGAGGGCTTTATTTACCAATTGAAATTGCCACTTTTAAGCAATTTTTCACTCCTGGAAATCCTCAGAAGTTTAGAGATGTCTACCGAAAAGAATTTGACATGGTCGCTTTGAATGGAGGCCCCATTGCTCCTGGAGCTGTTTTGTCATTTCCTCACAACATTGTGGGAATTACAGAATTAACCCTTATGCAGGGAACAGCTACAAATATCAATAGATTTTTACTTCCATTGCCTTATGTAAATGTTGTCTTAACTTCAAGTATTCAAATTGATATGAACGATACGAATATCTATCTTGTCAATGGCTCTACCCAATTAACACTTACCAAAGCCTACATCACAGCAGAATACGTAAAGACTTCATAGACAATTAACCAGCTCTTTTCTACTTTGAAAAATAAAAGAGGTGTGTATGGGATTTTTCTGGGAAGAGAGGCGCGATCCAAGTTGGGAGAAAATTTCAAATTACACTCCTGAACAGCAAAGATTACTTTCAAAAGATCTTCAACGCACTCAACAGAATGCGGGCGGGTATCAAAATGCAATGGGAATATTGCAGCAATACCTTAACCCTGAATCAGATATATATAAAAACTTTGAACAGCCTTATTTGAATCAATTTAATCAGCAAATCGTGCCAGGATTAGCAGAACGGTTTGGTGGGTTGAATGCAATGGGGTCAGGTTTGATGACTTCAGGCTTTGGTCAGGCTTTAAGTTCGGCAGGATCGAATTTGCAAGCGCAATTGGCAGCCATGAAACAACAGTATCAGCGACAATCGATTAATGACTATCTCAATCAATACAACCAGTCGGTAAACAGAGGTCTGGGGGCAAGACCATTTGAAAATGTCTACGACCCAGGAAAACAGGGTCAATTAGGATTTGGTGGAGAGGCTTTAAAAATGGGAGCAACCGTAGCAGCTTCAATTTTTGGAGGGCCAGCAGGCGGAGCGGCTGTGAATGGACTAATGGGCGGACTTCAGGGACTTACTCAGGGCGGCTCAACAGTTACACAAAGCATGAATCCATTTGCCGTTGGCGGTCAATCAGGATATAAAGGCACTTTTGGATCATTACCAGGCTTTGGAGGTTTCTAATGGTCTACACACTTCCCGATAAATATGCTCCACACACTTCCTTTGGTAATCAATTATTTCCAGCTCTTACCCATGCTTTTCAGCAAACCGCTGTGCCTGCCATGCAACAAGAGTATCAACGCGGGCAACTGGAAAAACAGCTTATGCAAGCAAAAGATATTTTATCAAATCCAAATTTAGATGAAGAAAGCAAACAGATAGGATTGTATCAATCTTTAAGTGGACGGCCAGACATTGCCAAGCATATTTATGATCAATATATTCAATCGGGAATGAATAAACAGAAACAAAATCAAATTTATGCAGAAAAATTGCAAAATCAAGCTATTTTAGCCGACTTAGAAGCAAAAAGAGGGTTGGAAAAAGGATCTTTAAAATCATACGGAAATAATGTGAAGTTAGCCGAGTTAACTTCTCGACCACAAATGGAACCTAGAAAAACCCAAGCTAGTCAACCAATTGATCCTGATCAACTTGCAAGAATTCAAGAGGTTAGAAAAACCCCTGGATATAACGATTTGGATGAAGTAGATCAGTATAGATTATTGACAGACTATGGCGTAAGCAAAGAAAACGCAGAAGCTGAAGCAAAGCTAACAGGAGCTAAGTTAGAAAGAAAACAAAAAAGCGTTGAAAGCTCTTATAAAGCTCAAGAGCAATTTATAAATGAAACAACAAATAAATATAAAGCTTTTGAAACAGAAACAAAGCCAAGATTATTGCAAATGCAAAAAGTAGCTAGTGATGGAGATTTAATTTCTGCACCCGCAGCTGCTTTTTTAGAGACTTTGGGTATACCCCTTGGAGCTTTGGAAGATCCATCCTCAGAACTATATAATAAATTAAGCTTAGACCTTTTAAAAGGACTTCCAGAAACTTATGGAAACAGAATTCTTAAGGTCGAAGTCGATAACTTTTTAAAAACAGTTCCTACGTTGCTGAATAGTCCTGATGGTAGAAGAATGATTGCCAGCAACATGTTAAAGCTGGGTGAAATGAAAGAAATTTACTACGACGAAATGCGTAGGCAGCAAAAAGATGCTCTAGATTATGACAAGCCCTTACCTAAAGATTTTCAACAGAGAATTTTCGATCAAGTTAGACCTCAAGTGGATAGATTGAATAATGAGTTTGTCAAAATGTCTGAGATAAAAGCTGTTCCAGAAGGAACTGTTCCTTTTTTTGATCCCAACGGAAATATTACATTCGTTCCAAAAGAACATGCACAATGGGCGTCGGATAATGGAGGAAAAAGGATATGGTAAGTCCTTCTTGGGATTCTTTTCAAAGACCAAACATTCAAAACCAAACTCCTCCTCAAAAAGAGATAAGGCAAGCTAAAAAACCCATCCTTGAAAAAGAAGTGCCAATTCTTCCGATTCAACAAATTCCAAACGAGCAACAGGAATTAAATGAAGAAATTCCGGGAGATTTTCAAGATGCTCAATCTCCAGAAGGGGAAAAACCTCAATGGGGAAATTTTCAAACTCCTGAAACTTATCAAGGGGAACCTGATCCAACCAAAGATGAAAGTGCTCTAGGATATATTACTAGAAATATAGCCTCCAACGCTTCAAGACTAGGAGAACAAATTTTAGGAAGGGTAGGAAATTTAGAAAAGTTTGGAACAGATGTTTTATCTAGTCTTCCACAAGCAGGGGGAATTTTAGGGTGGGCTATATCGGAATTGGTGGGACCGGAAAAATGGGAAAAAATGGTTAAAGGAAAAGGTCCAGTTTTTCCCACTTCTGAAGAAATTAAGGAATTTTCTCAAAGTGCTTCCAAGGGTTACACAAAACCTAAGACCAAGGGAGAAGAAAAATTTCAGGGATTTACAGAAGATGTAGGATCAATGATTGGCCCAGGTAGAGCGCCTACAGCTCGCAATATTGCAATCAACAACCTTGGAATTCCTGCGGCTGCTAATGCAGTAAAAGAAGTAGTTAATGGATTAGGCTTTGGTGAATCCAAAGCAGATGTAGCAAAATTAGGTGCTTGGACCGCTCTTTCTCTAATGGGTAATGTAAATGCACCACAATATGCTAGCGAACTTATGAATAGAGGAAGAAATGGTATTCCTAATACCGTAAATATCGATGTGCCAAGGTTGCAAAATAGGCTTATGCAAGTTTCTAATAGCAATTTTCTTCTGCATTCTGATCCTAGGTCGTCTTTAGCTAGGCAACAATTGGATGGTATAACAAAGGATTTGCAAAACGGTCAAACCAGTGTTAGATCTATGATGAATGCATATGATGGAATTAATGCTGCTAAAAGGAATCGAGGACTTTTTGAGTTAAATCGCAGTGATCAAAACTTTGCAAGAAGAGCTATCGATGAAGTAAGAAACGCCGTTAGAGATGAAATTATGGAATCTTCAAAAAGATTTCCTAATGCTATGAGAGATTGGCGAGGAGGTATACAAGCCTGGGCCGTCATTCATCAAAGTCGAGCTATGACAAACTGGGTGGACAACTTGGCAAAAGGCCCATACTCTAAGATTTTACAAGGTCCAGCAGCTGCACTATTTGGTGTAACAACTTATGGAGGCATAAAATCTCCTATTGTTGCTTTACCTGCTTCTGTTGGCATTCCTGCGGCTTATAAGACAGCACAAACAGCTTATAGGGTATGGCAAGATCCAAATTTATCTCAATATTATTGGCGAGCAATCTTGGAAGCGCAAAGAGAAAATGCGCCAGCTTTCATAAACAATTATGAAAAGCTCAACAAAAAATTAAAGGAAAAAGACAAAAAAAGTTAACACGTATTGACTTAATCCTACTTCTTACAAATTTTGAAGCTTTAGCAAGGAGCTTCAAAATGACTAAGATTCAGCTAGCTACGGGAGTGAATCAAAACCAACTTCCCGTCTTACCCGTGCCTGTTATTTCGACTAGAGATCCAACTGTTAACGATATAAATTTTAGTCCTGGTCAACTTTGGTATAACGAAACTACGCAGACTTTGTTTTCAAACGAAGGTAAAGGGATTTGGAATCAAACCACGGTTCAACAAGCCACGGAATCAGTCGCGGGCATTGCTGAGTTAGCTACAGCAGCGGAAGCCATCGCGGGTATAGATGACACCACTATTATCACTCCGGCAAAACTAGCTTTAGTTGCCCTGGCTGGCGGTACGACTTGGAACGAAATAACAGCGGGTCTTGTTAAAAAAGCCACCCAAGCCGAGGCGGAAGCGGGAACAAATAATGACGTTGGGATGACACCTCTACGGGTAACGCAATTAATAGCGGCTGGGAATGGGGAAGGCTCTTTTACCAACTTAAGCGCAACAGGTACAGTAACCTTTACTTCTACGGGTGCCATTTCTATGACATCCGATACAGCTAGTTTATTTGATGTGACAGGGGCCGGGATTGACCTTACCCTTTCTAGTGATGCCGGAAGAGTCATTGTCAACGGCGAAGAAGCCGCCGCAAATGCTATTACCCTTCTTTCAGCCGCGGGCGGGATTGACGCCGACGCCGCACTTCAAATCAACATTGCCTCTTCACAGAATGCGGCCGACGCCATTGTACTTAATGCCAGCGCTGGCGGGATTGACATTACGGCGGCCGGGGCAGCTGGGGAAGATATTGACTTAGTCAATACAGCGGGATCTATCAACTTGACCGCTGGAGAGGCTATAGCTAGCGGTATCGTTATTACCTCCACCTCTGGAGGTATAGACATTACGGCGGGTGGCGGAGCTGGTCTAGATACTGATATCGTCAATACTCTTGGATCGATACATATTTCAGCCGGTGAAGGCGTAGCCGATGCCATCACGTTGGCGGCAAGTACGGGCGGGATCACACAAACTGCGGCCGGACAAATCGCGGTGACTAGCACGCAAAACGCCGCGGATGCTTTAGTCTTCACATCCTCAGCGGGCGGGATTGACATTTTAGCGACCGGAACCGCCGGAGAAGATATTGACTTAATCGCCACCGGTTCATCTATAAACCTTTCAGCAACAGAAAACGCCGCTCAAGCCATCTATCTACACGCCAATGGCGGTACTTCTGAAACGATCGATTTATACGTCGACCAAGGAACCGGTGTTGCTTCTGTTTTTATTCACTCAGATGTAGGCGGTCTCACACTTACCTCGGGATTGGCAAACGCTGATGCAATCAACATCAACACCTCTAATGCAGCCGGAGGAATCGACGTCGACGCTGGAACAGCTGGCTTTATTGTCGATACCACTGGGGCGATTTCTTTAGATTCTGCCGCCGCTTCAAACTTTACCGTAACCGGAGCTTTTGACTTAACCAACTCATCTACAGCAGGAAGTATTAATCTTAGTGCTGGCGAAGCCGCCGCAGACGCTCTTAATTTTGATGCCGCTTCTGGGGGGTTAGACGTAGACGTTGCCCTTCAGATAAATCTTAATTCCTCTCAAGCCGCCGCGGATGCCATTCGGATAATTTCCAGTAACGCCGCAGGGGGAATCGATGTCGACGCCGGAACAGGTGGGATCACAATCGATACCACTGGCGCGCTGTCTTTAGACTCTGCTGCTGCCTCCAATTTCACAGTCACTGGGGCATTTGACTTAACCCTTTCATCTACAGCTGGATCGATAGTGATTACAGGGGCTGAGGCCGCCGTGGACGCGATTCAGTTAAATGCCACAACCGTAGGCGGTGGGATAGACATGAATGCGGGAAGTGGAGGGGTAACAGTAGATACCACCGCAGCCATTTCATTTGATTCTGCCACAGCTTCAAATTTTACCGTTACTGGCGCAGCTGATCTAACCTTATCATCCTCGGCTGGGGCTGTAAATATCACATCAGGAGAGGCTAACGCCGACTCTATCAATATCACAAGTGCGGGCGGGGTAAATTTTGTAGCTACCGGAGCGGCTGCAAAAGATACCATTATAACGAATACTAATGGTTCAATGACGCTAACAGCCGGCGAAAACGTTACTGACGCATTGAATTTTACCGCTTCAGGTGCAGCGTCTCGAATCAATCTGACAGCGGGTACCGGAAGTATAAAATTTGCATCTGGGCTAATTGTGCCCGTCACGTCAAAAGGCAATGCCGACACCCCTTACACTGTTTTAGGAACTGATTATTTCATCGCTTGTGATACAAGCGCCGGCGTCTTGACTGTGACGCTGCCAGCGGCTAGCTCAGTGGCTGGTCGGACCTTTGTCATCAGAGACGTGGGAGGAGCTGCCGCCGTTAATAACATCACAATTGGGGGCGGTGGAACAAACTTGGTTGGTGGTGGAGCTTCTGCCGCTTCAAAAGTCCTGTCGGCCGCTTACTCTGGAGCCACCGTTTACTCAAATGGAACCGTCTGGGCTTATTCATACGTAGCATAGGAAAAACATGAGCAATATTAGCCAAAGAGCTGAGTTTGAGACAGAAAGAAGCCGCTCGGCGGCTTTTACCGGATCTTTCCAAACGCTAGGCACGCCTCTAACCGCGATGCCGGTCATCGCTATTTTTGATAATCAAAGCGATGTAGACGTGGAAGTTTCGGATAATTCTACAACCACGTGGAAGACTTTTTCGGCCGGTGAAGCTCTAGTATTAGATTTTCGCGCTAATCATGGGATCGCGTCCAATTTTACTATAGATGTGGGGACGCAATTTTACGTGAAAGGCACCGGAGGAACAGGAGCTTTCCGCTTATCTATACTCTCAGCGAGATGACATGAGCCAAATCATAAAAGATCTATCTGTCGGCCCTGTCCCCCCTTCTGTAGCCACCACTTATCAGACAGACGACGGAAACGCTGTTCCTGCCACCAACATCCTTATTATACACGGCACCGACTCTACTGAAGATGAAAATAGCGGAATTGTAATAAAAGGCGGTGTGGTCGGCACAGGAACCGCTAACGAAGTCGATATCGTCTTGACTAACAAGGTTCGAGGTACAGGAACCACGGTTGGAGCGACAACGGCCGACCTTTTCACCTTTTCACTAGGCGCTACTCCTTCAACATTTTTTTTCAATTGCTCTGTAGTAGAATTTAATGCCTCCACCCCAGCGGGAGCGTCTTTCGACACTTTCAGTTGCGTTCGGACGGACGGTGTTTCCTCTACCGTTATCGATGATACAGATTCTGTAACGCAAGCAGATGCGGCGTTAATTACAAGCTCTAGTGCCTTAATAGCATCGGGAAATAATGTAATTTTTCGCGTCACAGGTGTCGCGGGATTAACTATCAACTGGAACGTCTCAGGGGAATACATAAAGGTTTCATAATGAGCGGTTTTGAAAACAATGTTGTAGTTGGTAAAAATTTAAATTTTGACAATGACGCACCCAATCCGCATTTAGGTATTTTGAATGCAGCCGGAAAACTTCCCATCGGCACAGGAAACACCGCTCCTACTCCCGAAATTTTAGGCGGCTCTATTACTTCGCCTTTGGGCACTATCACTATCGGCTACTCTTCTCCAAATATCACCATTGACTTATCAGGATCTGGTTCAGCTATTGATAGCATTGGAACGCAAACCGGAATATCGCCCGTCGTTCCAGACGCATCGGGGTTAGTAAATATTAGCGGTGGGGTGGTAGTCGCGGGCACGAATCCTATTCGCTCAAGTGGGACTTCTTCAAATACCGCCACCATTCAAGTACAGGCGTCACAAGCCATCGCCGCAACCGACGGAACAAAGATCGGCCTTGCAAGCTTTGATTCAGCTCGTTTTACTGTTGATGCTAACGGGTTTGTTTCTGTAAATGGCTCAGGCTTAGGAGAGACGATAACGGGAGACTCGGGCAGCGCTCTCAATCCTAGCTCGGGAAATTGGACGATTGCCGGCTTATCAGGTAGCAAGACTTCAGGCTCTGGTTCTACCCTTACTATAAAAAGCCCCCCTTTTTCTCAAGTTGGCGGAAGCGGTACCAGTGCGCTAAATACGGGAGAGTTCGTTAATGGAATTGCAACGCGCACACTTCCGGCAAGTGCAGGTTTGTCTGACGGGGATTTGTTTGTATTTGTCTGTACTACCGCCGGCGCTCTTATTGTGCAAGCTGTATCAGCACAAAAAATCAGAATAGGCTCTATTATTTCTTCTGCTGCTGGAACGGCTGTTAGCACAGCTATAGGCGATTCTCTAACTTTGAGATTCAATGCGACAGATGGCTTTTTCTATGCTGTAAGCGTTGTAGGCACTTGGATTCTTGCATAATAGGATTTTATGTCGTCTCCTGCTAACAGCCTAAATTCCCCCATCACTCAATACAACACTCTTGTCGGCGACTCAGGAAATAAAATTTCTAATGTCTCTCCTGGTAGTGCAGGGCAAGCACTTGTCAGCAATGGAGCATCTTCAAATCCGTCTTATCAAACGATCACGCCTTCTATAATTCCTCCAAATATTTCCGGAACGACAATAGGCACTGCGACTTGGCAAACGACAGCCATGCAAACGGGTTCCTTAAGTCCTTCAAATGGCTCTACCACGATCGCTACAGCTAACAGAATTTACCTTTTTCAAGTGTATCTTCCCTACACCGCGTCATATACAAAAATTGCGGCCATCCTCACATCCGGAAACTCGGCTAACAATATCCGACTAGGTCTTTATAATATTGCAAATGGCTTACCATCAACTGTTTTAGTGGACTCGGGAAATATTTCCATAGCAGCAACGGGTGTTAAACAAGCGACAGGTCTTTCTTTTTCGATTACCTCAGGATGGTACTATTTTGGAATCACGATTGACGGAGGAACGCCAGTATTTCGAAAGTTTCCCTCTACTCTCTTAAATTTTGCTGCATTGCCGATAGATACAGCAGATACCGCGGCTCCAGCAAATTATCTTTATTACGATAACACTTTTGGCGCTTTGCCTACTATAACACAATCTAGCTTAGTTATTAACGGACACAACATATTACCTGTATTTTTTATATCATAAGAGAAAAACACGAGGTCAGCACATGCCATCTGCGGAAATAATTATGATGTCAGTCTTCCTAGTAACGGTCTTTTTATTGATATACGAACAAGACTCAACCCCAATTTTGTAAAGAAATTATATGACATTCACACACGCCTTATCAACAAACAACTACGGACCCTCAAAATTTATTGTAGACGCATCCGCAGCAAATGGCACGCATACAACACTACCGTCCGCACTCGCAAGCGCGTCATCTGGCGACACGATTTCTATAAGACCTGGCACATATACAGGCAATTTTTCATTAAAAGGCGGAGTCAATATCACTGCTTTTGGTTCTGACAGTTCTTTAAATGGCACGGGAAAGGTAATTATTCAAGGTACTTGTACGTTATCAGAAGCGGGAACGGTCACAATTTCAGGCGTACAACTGCAAACTAACTCAGCCGCCGCGCTAGCCGTCACCGGATCCGCTGCTTCTGTCGTCAATCTTCAAAACTGCTATCTTAATTTTACAAATAACACAGGTATAACGTATTCATCTTCTAACTCAAGCTCTGCGATAAATATACAAAACTGCTCGGGCGATCTTGGCACGACGGGAATTGGTATTTTTACAGCTTCATCAGCCGGAAGAATGTCGTTGCGATATGTAAATTTTAACAATTCTGGAGGCTCTACAACCGCAAGCGCTACATCCTCAACAACTATTGAAATTTTTTACTCAATTTTTGGAAGTGTTTTTTCAACATCTTCAACTGGCAATATACTTTTTGAAAACACATATGTGGATGCGTCACCGATTAACACAGCTTGCTTTACATCCGCAGGGACTGGAATTCAAACTATTTTAGGGGGATATTTTGCGTCAGGAACTGCTTCGTGTTTGTCAATCGGATCTGGAACGACTTGTAATATAGCTGGAGCAATTTTAAGTTCATCTAACACTAATGTGATAACAGGTGCGGGCACATCAAATTATCGAACTTTAAGTTTTACAGGATCGTCAAAAACAATAAATACCACTACACAAACAATTGCCGGAACGATTGCAGGGTCTACAACAACGGCTCCAACCGCCGGTTATTTAGGCGAATCTATTACAGCAAATGGAACAAATGTCAGTATCCCAGCCTCGGGAAACACAATAAACGTAACAAGTATTAGCTTAACAGCTGGGATTTGGGATGTGAGCGCGTTAAGCAACTTTGTATGTACAGGCGCAGTTACAATTCTTAGCGCTGGGATTAGCACGACAAGCGCAACGCTAGGACTCACGATTGGAGACAATCAAGCAAACTACACAGCTGCGTTTTCGGGCGCACAGATACCTATGGCGATACCTCAGAAGCGATTTACACTTACATCAACAACTACTGTATACTTATGCGCCTCCGCAACTTTTTCAACTGGAGCGGTTAACGTATATGGAAGGCTCTCAGCGACGAGGGTTGGATAAATATTTTCCATACTACTGCGGAAATTTTTTAATCTTTAATATTCATTGTGCGCAGATCTTTTTATTGGATTTGTTATGCTTGCGATGTTAGACTAAATCATTTGTCATGGGCCAGATTTGGGTAGCTAGCATACGACGGTTTGATTCCGGACCCCCTGGTTTTATCTATATAAAATATGCTTGAGTGGCAGAGAGGCTGATTGCACTCCGTTTTCACGGACAGACTTGAAACAGGGCTTCTAAAAAAAGCGTGTTTCAGGTCCGTAGGTTCGAATCCTACCTTAAGCAAATTCAAAAAGAAAGAGATTAATTGACAAAAACCTTTTTTAATTTTTACATTTTTTTCTCGTTGCATAGTAATTGTGCGATAGGAGATAGAAAATGCTAGATAGACAGAAAAACGAGAGAAAATGAATATAATAGATCAAATTCCTGTATGGGGTGAAGTTTTGCCAGAAGCACTGTCACAGATGAAAGAGGTGATGAAATATGAAGCTGTGTATGGCGCTCTCATGGCTGACCACCATATCGGTTATAGTGTGCCCGTTGGTGGCGTTATTGCTTATGAAGGACGCATCTGTGTTAATGGTGTCGGTTTTGACATTGCCTGCGGTAACAAGGCTGTGCTGTGCGATTGCGATGCGCAGACACTTAAAGCGAACATCTATAGGACAATGAATGAAGTACAAAAACATATATCGTTTGGAGTTGGTAGAATAAACAGCGAGAAAGTGGAGAATAGTGTCTTGGATGAACCCATCTGGGACGAATTGGAAATTCTCCGAAATCTTAAAGATAAAGCAGCAGCTCAGCTTGGTACCGTGGGTAGTGGAAATCATTACGTGGATATCTTTACGGATGAGCTTAATAGGGTTTGGATTGGTGTTCATTTCGGTTCGCGCGGTCTTGGGCATAGTATCTGCACTCATTTCATAAAAGCAGCAGGAGGTAAAGATGGAATCCACGCAGTGCCGGTCGTTCTTGATGAAACTTCAGACCTCGGAGAGCAATATCTTAAATGCATGGAACTCGCTGGTAGATATGCTTACGCTGGCAGAGATTGGGTATGTGACCGTGTTGCCAAAATACTTAGAGCGCGGATACTTGATGAGTGTCACAATCACCATAACTTTGCATGGAAAGAAAGACATTTTGATAAAGATTTGTGGGTTATCCGAAAAGGAGCTACACCTTCATTCCCAGGTCAAAGAGGTTTTGTGGGAGGCTCTATGGGGGATGTTTCCGTCATACTTGAAGGAATCGAATCACCTGATAGTACACAGGCTCTTAATTCGACAATCCATGGAGCAGGGCGTCTACTTGGAAGAAATCAAGCCAAAGGGAAAAAATGCCGCAAAACAGGGAAAATGCTCACAGAAGGACTTGTCAAACGAGACGAGCATGATGCCTGGATTAAACGAGTTGGCGTCGAAGTGCGTGGAGGCGATCTTGACGAATCACCGTACGCCTACAAAAGGATTGGAGAAGTCCTCAAAGCGCACGAAGGAACAATAAAGATTTTGCATACTCTCACACCAATAGGAGTTTGTATGGCTGATGATACAACCTTTGACCCCTACAAAGATTAATGAAATGAATTGAATTCAATCAGTCTTTACATTTTTTTCTCGTTGCATAGTAATTGTGCGATAAGAGAAGAAGAGCGGGAAGTATTTTGTGAATCCTGCTTGAAGGTGTTTTGACGTTCAAGAATCGATTGGAAATAGAATTGCACATACTTTCCCTTATCCATCTGCTTCCTGTGCTGGCAATAGCCTCCATTGCCTTCCGAGGGTTTGACACGCACAAGCGCATAAGAACAAAAAAAAACAAGCTTTGAAATATTCTCCGTTGCTACTCTCGCCGTTTTTGCCACCGTCTCTCCAGTGGCAATCAAAGCGTTTTTCGTTGCAATGGCAATGTTCGTTCCATGTTTTACTACGAAATCGCCGATTATAATAATCGGCTGATTGTTTGCCCGCTCAAGCCATCTTTGATGCTCTAGATCTCTTTTTGCACTTAAAAGATTATAATAGTTTTCATACAATTCAGTATATTTATATGACAACAAAAGATATTCTTCCGTTGATTTTACATCAAAAATTTTTTCTCTAATTATTTGTATACGCATCAATAAATTACCATTAGCAACATGTTCGATTGTTATACAACCTGGAGTGTGTAACAAATTTACATTAACTGTGTATGTCCCCGCCTCATCTTGAACCGTATATTCTTTGTATGGAAGAACAGCCTCTCCAGTAGTGGGTAAAAATGGTGGCTCTACATAAGGCATAACCCTTACTTCTTGTGAAGGTAGGGGTTGGAAATAGGGTGAGTAATTCGTTGATACCATTTTCTTTCCTTATTGCTGTTTTTTCACTGTAAGATCTGTAGATTCTGAGGAGGAGTCATTTGCGGATTTAACCGCAACACATCCGAGTACTGTAACAACAAACATACCAGCGCCGACAGCGGGAGCGATACAAGTAGCTGGAATGCAGACGACACCTATAATACCCATGGCATAGTTTGAGACTTTTTCGTTGTATTTTAATTTATTTAAGTTATGCTCTTTTTCTTTATATTTAACCTTCAGTGCTTCATGATCCGTCTTCAAGCCTTCGATAGACACAGCTTGAGTTTTATTAACTTCACGCAGTTGATCGATTTCTTGCTTAATCACCTCAATTTGTTGTCTTTGAGATTCAATTATTTGACTTTGTTTTTCAAGATGCTGCTCACGCGCAACGATCTGGTAATTGTAATTTTCCCACTTAGCCAGCTTGCGGTTTATCTCATGCGTCACAAGAGGCACGATCAAAATACGCTCAAACATTCTTGCAATTGCTTGTTCCCTGCCTTCGGTTAGAAACTTAACGATGCTATACGTCCTGTTGCACATCGGACATGGTGCGGCATCTGCGTTTGCAAATTTGCTTCTAAACCAGTTTTCGATTACCGCTCTGTCAAAAAAGTGCTCGCAGCCCTTTAGATAAACGGGGTTTTCGGTTGTGTCAAAAGAAATGGGACATTTAAAGCCTCTCACGGGCTCAAGTGCTGTGATTGACATGTAACTCCTGTTTTGTGTTTATTTTCTCAATCTAATTTATAATCG